ATTCTTAGAGTTCAGATTCAAAGAAAAGCTGATGAACAGCCACTTCTGTTTATTGAATTCAAATTCACAAGATGAGTTTAAAAATGGATAAGATAACTGAAGCATATTTAAATTTGATATTTGAGGCATCTTTTACTTCAAAATATGGTCAAATTGTAAAAATTGAAGTTGATGTAGATGAAGAAAAAGATGAAGAGCTTTATGGAGTCTTGTCGAGAATATCAGAAAATTATAGTCCTGAAAAATATACAAAAATCAGGACTGTTGATAAGTTCATAGATCAGTATCTTAAATCGTTATGCGAAGAGCTGAATGAAACGATTGGCGGAGCAGGCGAGAAAAAAGAAGATAAGAAAGCCGACGACGAAGAGGAAGAAGAAGAGGAAGAGGAAAAAGAAGAAAAGAAAGATGATTCAAGTGATGATGAAGATGCAGATGATCCGGATGAAAAGAAGTAATTATCATAAATTCTTTAGAATTTCACATTTTCTTTAAGTTTTTAGTTAAATTCAGATTTTTCCAGTTAAAATATAGAATAGAAAACCCAGAAAGGAAACAGAAAAATGAGCAATTATTCAGATCCAATGAAGCTGTTCAACATGCTTAAAGAGCAAGCCCAGACTTCAGGCCAGTTTGGAGGTGGAAGTAGCTTCGGCAATCCAAACATTCTTAAGCTGCAGAAAGGGAAGAAGTATTCACTTCGTCTTCTTTGGCTTCCATCAGATGAACGCCAGTATCCAATGATCAATCAGTATGTGCATCGAATCTGGGATGATTCAGCAATCGGCTCTAAAGATGTCAATGTAATCTGCCCCACTTCACAGTATGACTTAGACAACCAGGGGTTCAAAGCATGTCCAATATGTGAGAAGATGAGTGCTTTGTATAAAGAGGCTTCAGAAGGATCTACTTCAGCCGAAGAGCTATATAAGAAGTTCAAGAGGACTCTTCGCGGCTATGTTCCGGTGTATGTAGTGAATGGCCCTGCTGAAGATGTCGGGCAAGTTAAGATTCTTCAGTACACTATCTCTTTTAAGAAGTATTTCGACTCTAAGATCTTCGGCATAACTGACAATAGGAATGCTGCACAGAATGGTGAGAAAGACCAAGAGAATGAGTCTTTCGATGAGTCAAACACTGTTGGCATCAGTGCATTCATGTATTTCGACCCGAAGAAGAATGAAGTAGTGACTACTGGTCATAACTTCATCATTACGGTGGGGACAAAGAAAGTGCCAATCAATGGCCGTGCTGTAGAGATGAATGACTATAAGCTTGACTTCAGTATGAAGGCTACTACTATTGATGACTTCAATGGGCATGAGATTACTCCGAAGTACTTCTGTGGGCTGTCTAAAGAGCTTCATTTCGATGAAGACTTCTATGTTATGCATGACTTGGAGAAGATTTCTCATTTCAAGATGAAGTACATCGATGGAGTTGAAAGTCTTGATGTCATCACTGAGACTTCTGCACCGAAGAAAGCTGTGAAGAGTGAAGATGAAGAAGAGATGGTAGAAGAGCAGAAAGAGACTGTTAAGAAAGTCGAAGTCGCTGCTCCAAAGAAAGCTGCTAAGAAAGTCGTTCCTGTAGAAGAAGAGGAAGAGCCTGAAGAGTCTGATGAACAGAATGAAAAGTCCTCTGAAGATGAAGACATCGACTTGGATGAGCTTCTGAAAGACATCTAATCTTTCAGTAGAGTAGAAGATTGAGGGAGGGATGCTAAGCATCCCTCCAAAGGAGCTTCAAATGCTGAAAGCAAAGATCACAGATATTTCACTGTTTGAGAATTTCTTGTCAATCATAAACAAGTTCGTACAGCAGTGCCAATTCTCATTGACTACAGAGAAAGTAAGTGTATACTGCAAGAACCCGAATGACTTTGCTTCTTCAAGACTTCTTCTTGACAGCAATATTCTTAAGCTGAATGAAGGCCAGAAGTATGACAAGGTAAGCATCTGCATTAGAGATGTAATTGCATTCAAGTCAGCAATTTCTATAGTTAGGACTATCGAGGATGTGAAAGAGATTGAAGTGCAGTTGGATGACATACAGAATGGTGACAATGTAGTCATAAGAAGCATAAGATACAGAAGTAAGAATGGTGGAAGTTTCAATCTGATAACGATCGATTTTGATGTGATTAAGAACTTCGTATCGAAAGACTCAACAGCTTCACTGCAGAAAGACTGGGAGTTCAATGTGAATCCTAAGAATCTTGACATAATCCAGAATAAGACTGGGAACATTGTCAGCATGGATGAAGTAAGCGTCTACATCTATCCAAAGAATGGGAAAGCTATAATAGAGCTTACTAGCAAGAAGTCCGCCGCGGTGAACAGCATCGCTCTTCCACTTGCTGATTCATACACGGGCTCTCTTGACAATGCAAGTTTCAACGAGATTGCAATACATGAGTCTTCATTCAGGATATTCAACATCTTAAGAGTGACTGAGCAGAAAGACATCGACTGCTTCTTCAACATCGCTAACAATGTGTTCTTCATTTCATCGGAGCTTAATGACGGTGAAAGCTACATCAAAGCAAGGCTGTTCATTCAGATGGTGAAGGGAAAGTAGTCATAAATGGATAAGTGTGAAGTCTGCCCATATGAATGCATATCAGACATTCTGCTATATGACTATATAGTTCAGAAATGCAGCAGATGTGAGTTCATAAGAATATCGGCAAGCCAGTATTCTGAACTTCTGTACAAAGTGATGCATTCTCTAAACGTTGGACAGATAAAGTCATATACCACTTTAGGTGAAGTCTCTAAGAAGTCTGCACGTGAGATGGAGAAGTTCATCAAAGTAGCTGAACTAAGTTCATTCAAGCCAAGCACATTAGGTGTTGGGGTCTGCAATGTCTGCAGGTCTAGCATGTGTGAAGTCACAAACTCTTATTTTAGCCATTTTAAGATGTACTATTGCTTAGGATGCAATTCAGTTTATTTTAAGAAAGAGGACTTTCTGGAGTTCACTGAGTTTCTGAGCGGAGTTGTGAAGCCATTTAGTCTTATCGATTTCATAAAAGAGATTTTTCATTGGAAGGTGAAAGATAGTGCCAAAGAACAAGCTGTACAACCAAAGCTACTTCATAAAGAGAATCCTTGATGCTGGATTCTTCGTCACTAGACTTAATGTTAAGTTTGAGAATGATGACAACAGAAGATGGATGATTCTTGTCAATTCTAAGAAGATTCCATATCGTTCTAACATATGCATAACATGCTTTAAGAACATGAATGACGGGCAGTTCTCATTTAAGTTCCAAGGGGCGAAGGATAGAGACTTCATACTCAATACTATGTCGATGAACACTATCATTGAGATTCTGAATAGTGTAATTGGAGAGAAAGAAGTGCAGTATCTGATTGAAAAGACGAAGATGGAAGAGGAGAAGTCTAATGCCTGATACTACTCCATGGGTGCTAAAGTATGCTCCAAAGACAGTCAGCGAGATGATTTTGTCTGAAAATTTGGCTGAAATGTTCGAAAAGATGGTAGAGACAGGCAGACTTTCTAACTTAGCTATATTTGGAAGTCCTGGAATTGGAAAGACCACTTTAGCTAAGATAATTGTAGACTCTATAGACTGTGACTACTGGGTCCAGCCATGCTCTTCTGATGGCTCGATTGAGATGGTGAAGACGACGATTAAAGACTTCTGTGACATCGTTCCAAAAGGTCAGTACAAAGTAGTGATACTTGATGAAGCTGACCAGCTAAGTCAGCAGGCTCAGATGGCATTGAGGAACATCATAGTAGACTCGATGAATGACTGCAGGTTCATTCTCACGGCGAACTACCAAGACAAAGTCATTGATGCATTGAAGTCAAGATGCACCCCTATAAAGCTTGAGTTCTCAAACAAAGACATACTGAAGCATTGTGTCAGCATACTGAAGAGAGAGAATGTGTCTTTCAGCAAGGAGATTCTTAAAGAGTTCTATGAAGAAGTCATAGTGAAGAGGTATCCTGACATTAGGTCTATCATGGAGCATTTGCAGATGATGTCGGTGTCAGGCGAGCTGAAGATACTGAAAAGTGAAGATGCTAAGATAGAGAATGAGATAGTCAAGTATGTGTTTGAAAATCTTAAGTCGATGGACATTAAGAAGATAAGAGAGTTTCTCATCTCAAATGAAGACAAGTTTAGTGCTGACTATGTGAAGCTGGCGCAAGAGCTGTTTGATGCATTCGACGACAATGCAGAAGTGATGGTCATAATAGCTGATGCACTATGGAGAATGAGCTTTCAGCTCGACAAGGAGATACAGTTCATTGGGATGCTTATCAACATAAAGGGAGCATTGAAGAAATGACCACATTGAATGAACTTAAGATAAATCTAGATGCAGTTGTCGCTGAAAGACAGCTTATGGAGAATGACTTGAAAGTTCTTAAGATTGTCATAAAGAGAATCTTGGATTCTGAAGTATGCTCTATAAATGGCAATCTATATTTCAAAGTAGAAGACATCACTAGAATCTGCAATGAAGGATTCAAGTCTTTGTCAAGTAAGATAATGAAAGAGAAAGGAATGACGAAATGAACTATGAACTGATTGGACAGAGTGATGATGAACTGAATTTTACAATTGTAGCGAAGAATGATGTAGATGATGCATTTACTATCAAGTGTGACTTGAGCTGCTTTGATTCTTGCATCTACATTTAATTACTAGAAAGGCCGGATCAATCCGGCCTTTTTAGTCTCTTCTTATTGGACTTTGCTTTCTAACTCTGCAAGTCGTGCAAGTATTCCATTTATCTTCTCTCTTATAGTTTCAGTGTCACCTGACAGAATGAAGTCAGCTGCAGTCACAGTTCCTGCATTTACCTCATTCCCAGCCCAGTCTAATGTCTGGATGTTCTTTCTGACTGCACTGCCATTGTTTATGCTTCCACCACCAATGATGTGCTGGTAGCCCGTCAGAGGAATGTTCAGCCTGCCTTCTACGTGCTGATAGTCTTCAATAGCTATAGTGCCTTGTCCCTCAGCATGAGAGAAGTCACCAGATGTTTGCGTAGAGTCACCTTCAGCGTGAGAGCCTCTTCCATAAGTGATAGAACCATATCCTTCAGCATGAGAGATTGTCCCATTAGTCTTTGCATTCTCTCCTTCAGCATGTGAATGCTCTGCATTAGCAGTTGTTCTTAGTCCTTCAGCATGACTCCATTTTGCATTAGTCTTCGTCAAGCTTCCTTCTGAATGAGAGAAATCACCAACTGCTTTTGCAAAATACCCTTCAGCATGTGAGAAGATGCCAGATGTAGTACTGACAAGACCTTCTGCATGTGAATACGCACCAACTGTAGTAGCGGTGCCTTCAGCATGTGAATGCTTAGCATTAGTTTCTGTCGTTGGCCAGTATTTTCCGGATGGATATTCATTGACAGCATAAGTCAATGTATACATTCCACCTTCTGCGTGTGAATGCGATCCATTTGTCTTAGCTTCATAGCCTTCAGCGTGTGAATATGAAGCTTTCGTTTCAGATCCCTGGCCTTCAGCATGTGAATAGGAAGAGCTGGTCTTTGCGCGGCCTTCAGCATGTGAGCCTGCTCCATTTGCTTTTGCACCATAGCCATGAGCGAATGAATAATGACCGATAGCTTCACTTCCCTTTCCGGTCACAAATGCAGCTAAGCCTGAGACGATGTTCTTAGATCCAATGTTCACTGTGCATAGCTTATAGCTTAGTTCATTAAGTGCAGGAATGTCATCTAACTCTGATGTGCTGATGTTCCCGTCAGCATTCTGAACAGTAGATTCACCAATGATTTCAAGACTATAGTTAGAAAGTCTTGTTACGACACTGTGCTGTTTGTTTTTCTCATTGATGAATGAGTCTCCTCTAACGGTGGTTACATCATGCATTCTGTCTCCAAAGTCACCGCTCGGCTCATACCCATTTGCTCCACTTACATATCCGGATGCAGGTAGACTTATGTATACTTCAGAAGTCTTCTCCATGAAGTTTTCATCGACGTATGAACTAACTTCATTCACTTTAGCATTAGTAGCATAGTTGGCAAGCTGTGACTCACTTACGAAATCTAGACTTTCAATCCAGTCTTTAGTCGCATAGTCTTCTAATGCTTTTTCGACATCTTGCACTTCAGCTTTCGTTGCGTAGTCTGTCTCTACAGCTTCTCTATTTGCATACTTATAGTCTGCATCTGTCTCTGTGATGAATCCCGTCACATCAGGGATGTCTTCTACTTTAGCATACTCTTCAAGCTCAGCTTTGGTAGCATATCCAGAGACTTCAGGAATCTGATCTATCAATGCGAACACTGAAGAAGCTGCCGCTACCGCTTCATCTACATAACTTTCTGATGCAAGACCGGCTATGCTAGGGACTTCACTCTTTTCAGCATACTTCTCGTCTGCATCTTCTTTTGAAATGAAACTAGTGACAACCGGAATGTCGTCAGTCTTTGCATAGCTTTCATCATTCTCTAGATCTGAAAGCTTTGTTGGAATGCTGGAAGAGATCTTCTCATCTACGTAAGTCTTCGTAGCGAAAGTGCCAGAAGCATTTATGAAGATAGGATCAAGCTCACCTGACAGCAGAGATGCAATGTCAGTCTTAGTAGCATAAGATGACAAGTCTCTTTCTTCAAACACAGGAACACCGCCTGAAGTCTCGCCATTTCCTGTATAGAACTTCTTCTTAGTAGTATTGTACACAAGCTCACCGTCTAATAGGACTACACTAGAAAGTGAACTGTCTGAACCTCTTGGAGGAATGAAAATCGCCATTTATGTCTATCTCCGTTTTTAAACTCTGTCTCCAAACACAATGCCATTGTCTAATGTGTCGGAATCATTTCTTTCATCTACATTGAGACTGTCTAGACTGTCTGAATGCTCGCCTAAGTCTACTATAGTGCTTTCATCTTTAGCTTCAAGCCTCACTATCCTCTGGTTGAATGAATTCGCCATTTCAGCCATCATCTGCTGCACTGTAGACAAAGCTACATACTGTGTGTCATTCTCAATCTCTGAATTCTTAGAAGGAATGAACAAGCTTGAAATGCTTTCGGACAGCTGTGAAGACACGGCTGACATTTCAGCATAGTTTTCAGCTACGGTGTCTAACAGCGAGTCTATCTGAGTAGAATTTCTGCCTACTGAACTTAGAAGAGAGCTTATGCTCTCTGAATTTGCATCAGCTTTTCCATTGCATTCATCAATTGCGTCTGACAATGAATCTACTCTATCTGAAAGTCCTGCGATATTGGATGAATTTCCGCTAATTTCTCCAGATAAGAATCTGATGTCTTCTATTCTGCTGTTATTTGAACTAAGTAGAGACTCTATGCTTGCTGAATTCTCATCGACTACTCCAGACACATATGCAATGCCAGCTGAATTCTTGTCAATCGAGCCTGACAGGAACTCTATTCTACTTGAATTCAAGTCTACTGCACCTGACAAGAAGTTTACATCTTCAATTCTGCTATTAGCTGAACTAAGTAGAGACTCTATGTCTGCTGAATTTCCGTCAAGTGCATCTGACAATGAATCTACTCTATCTGAAAGTCCTGCGATATTGGATGAATTTCCGCTAATTGCTCCAGATAAGAATCTGATGTCTTCTGCCATGCTATTGGCTGAACTAAGCAGAGACTCAATCGCTTCCGAATTTTCATCTATAGCTTCTGAACTTTCATCGACTATGCTAGTGACAGAGCTTAAGTTAGCTTTGACACCGGTCAGCTCTTCAAAGATGATGTCGTTTATTACATCCGATAGTGCATCAATGTCAGACAGATGGTCATGTATAGCTGAAATCAATGCTTCATGGAAGTCATCGGTAAGAGAGCTGGAAAGCTCACGTATGCTTTCTGACACATCACTTACACTGTCAGAAAGACCCTCTATCTCAGATGCAGAGTGAGTGTGAGGAGTAAGATACATCACCTTTGCATACACTTCATCTATGCCACTGGGGACTTCTATGCTTAGAGATGAAGGGCTTACTCTGACATATGAATGCGTCTCTGCATAGCTCCAGCAGAGTGGGTTCATAAGCTCAGCATCTCCCGTCACTGAAGCTCCTAGCTTAGCGCATCTCCCGCTTACATTGACATAGCTGTACTTTTCAGCTACATCGAAATTGACATACTGCTCATCTGACATATCGATGCAAAAACTTAAAATCTTTAAAATATTTATATTTTTCTGGATTACGAAATGAGAACTCTCGTTATATTATAATATATGTATAGGAACATAGCTACATACACAAGAAGCGGGAAGCAGATCATCTGGCTTGCGACATGGGACAGTGACGGCCGACGAATAATAGAAGAGCATGAGATAAAGCCATACTTATACTATGAAGACAGCACATGCACTGACTCTCTTTGGAAGTCGATGAACGGAAAGCCGCTTAGGAAGATGGAGTTCAGCACGTCTTTCGACAGGAATGAGTGGATAAAGACATCTAAGAACATCCCACTGTTTGAGAAGCTCAGCCCGGAGAAGCAGTTTCTCTTAGATGCATTCTGTGGGCAAGAGAGAAGCCATGAGTTCATGCAGTTCCCACTAAGGACTTACTTCTTCGACATAGAAGTAGAGATTGATGGGTGCTTTCCAGAGCCAGCTTACGCTGACTATCCGATAAACGTAATATCGGTCTATGACACACTGACAAAGACTGTGTATGCATGGACGTACAAGAAAGACATCAATAGAGCATTGACTGACAAGAGCATTGAGAAGATACAGCAAGAAGTGAATGCTGAGTACGAGAAAGACGTCAAGATAAGAGTCTTTAAGTTCGACAAAGAGTTCCAGCTTCTAGACAGCTTCTTGAAGTGGTGGCAGTCTAACTATCCAGACATAGTGAGTGGATGGAACATCGACGGGTTCGACATAATATACCTCATCAACAGGATAAAGCGAGTCATGCCGCAAGACTATGAGAAGAAGCTCAGCCCGATAAGCTGGCATAAGTATGCAGTCAGAGCTACGAAAGAGTCTTCACTTAGAGAGACTGTAGTGAAGTACCATATCATGGGATTGTCTATATGCGACTACATGAACTTGCACAAGAAGTTCGTGCTGAAGTCTCAGCAGTCATACAAGCTAGACTACATCGCCAAGATGGAGACTGGGAAAGGAAAATTGGACTTCTATGACCTTGGATATGACTCAATGCAAGACTTCATGAGGAATGACTTCGCTACGTTCGTCAAGTACAACATAATAGACTCTACGCTTGTGAAGCAGATTGATGACAACAGGCACTTCATAGAGCTGATGAGAAGAATCTGCAACATCGGGCTTTGCGAGTATGAATGCATATTCAAGTCTATTCCATACATCTTAGGCGGTCTCTGCATCGAGGCAAGGCATATGGGAGTGAAGTTCTTGACAGACGCCAATAGAGATGAAGAGCATTCATTTGAGTCAGAGGGGTATGAAGGCGCCTACGTGTTTCCAACTTTAGCAGGATTTTATCAAAATGGGATAATGTCTTACGATTTTAACAGTTTGTATCCGAACACTATAGCCTCATTGAACATTTCGCCAGAAACTTTAGTCGGAAAAGTCATCACTGACATTGGAGATGACAATGAAAATGAAGTCGTAATAAGAAAGACCAACAACCAATTAGTCAAGATGTCTAAAGAGAAGTTCAATGAGCTTTTAGACAAGAAGTGTACGATAAGTGCAGCTAATGTATTGTTCTTAAAACATGAAATAAAGAAAGGCATAGTGCCTAGTTTTTTGGTAAAATTATATGAAGGCCGTAAAGCAATGAAAAATCAAATGAAGACAAACAAGAAGATTGCGCATGACTTAGATGAACAGATAAAAAAGTTAGAAGAGCAATTAAAAAGTGCCGAATAAATTTATAATATATAAAGAAAGTTAAAATTGACTTGCAATTTGATTTTAACTTAATTGTATAATTTTCTGTAGAATGTACATCTACAGATTTATAAAGTCTTTGTCATTTTGCAAGTCATGATAAAGACTTTTTTATTTATATAAGGACTTGCAAAAATGAAGCAATTCACTAAAGAAGAATTCAAAGAGATTTTCAAAGATGCTATCAATTCATCAGCTAAAGCAAAAATTCTAAGAAGAAATAAAGAGCTGAAAGAATTTTGTCAATATCAAATTGAAAATTCTAATCGGAGTATTTTCTAATTTTTTTCAATACATAAAGTTTGTCATAAATGACATTGTCTTGAAAAAATGTCCTGTATGTGGAAAGATGATGACATTTAAGCAGACAATAGTTAATGCAAAGTCATGCTCACACCAATGCTCAGGTAAAAATCAAGAAAGACGTGAAAAGATAAAAAGGACTTGCATTGAAAAGTATGGTTGTGATAATCCGTGGAAAAATAAAGAAATCCAAGAAAAAAGAAAAAATACTTTTATTGAAAAGTATGGAGTAGAAAATCCATTGTCAAATGGAAGTAGTATTAGAGATAAAGTAAATCAACACTGGAAAGATCTTGGTGTAGAGAATCCAGGCCAACTTCAAGAAGTAAAAGACAAGATAAAAAAGACCAATCTTGAGAAGTATGGCAATGAAGCTTATCTTAAGTCAAATGAATTCTATAGAAGAAGAAAGGAGACATGTCTTAAGCATTTTGGTGTAGAGCATCAGTTTCTATCAAAAGAAGTTCAAGACAAAGCAAAAGCCACATTAGTTGAAAGATATGGTGTAGAAAATGCTTATAAAATGGAAAAATGCAAGGAAGCTCAACGCAAAATAAAATATTCTCAATCATTTAAAACATTAGAGAAATATAAAGATTTTGTCATTCCATTGTTTGATGAATCTGAGTGGGAAGGAACTTTAAAAGGCAAGATTTATAAATGGAAATGTGTTAAATGTGGAAATGAATTTGAGCAGAAAATATATTCTACTCATTTCAATGAAGTTGAAGGAAATATGCCGCGTTGCTTGAATTGCTTTCCAAAGATCAATCGGCTTCTCATACAAAGAGCTTGCACTTCTAGATTTCTGCAAGCAGTACTTTCCAAATGCGGCTAAAGACAGGCAGCTCATAAAGCCTCTTGAAGTAGACATCTGTATTCCTGAGATAAAGCTAGCTATAGAGTTCAATGGGATCTATTTTCACTGCATTCAAAACTGTCCGCGCGGTCATCATTTGAAGAAGACTTTACTGTGCAATGAGAAGGGCTTTAGGCTGATTCACATATGGGAAGATGAATGGGATGCTAGTAGAGAAGCTATTAAGTCGAAGCTTGAGAAGATATTCAAAGGTGAAGAGATTCTAGATTTTTCAGATGACTTACTGACTTTAGACAGATCATGGTACAACTGCATAGACATTCCTGGCTATGCATTGAAAGAAGAAGTCTCACCAACGGTAGTCAAAAGAGATGAATTCAATGTAGAAGACTGTGGATATTTAAGATATGAAAGACTTTCAATGCAAGCCAATGGTCATTAAGCACAATGACACTACTCAGCTAAGACTGCTTGCAGCATGCTTCAAGATTGAATACAAGAAGCATGCTTTAGATGCAGTCAGATGGCTTAGAGAAGCATTCCAATGGTCGGTCATTTAGTAAATACCATTGTCGGTGACAGCATTGCTTGCTATGTCATATGTGAATTCATGATATGAATTCAGCTCTATAGGCGATAAAGTCGTCTTTCCGGTACTTTGAGACTTGAAGTAGAAGCATCTAAATGCTGGGACTGTGAATGTAGCTTCACCGTTTTCATCCGTGACTACAAACGAATATGAATTTCTGTTGTCGTCTAAGATGAAGACTGTCTCATCACTTACAGGCGCTCCACTGCTGACTACTTTTACTTTGACATCATATATAGAGTTCAAATAGCTATATATAGTGAATGTACGGCTTTCGCTCATCACAAATGGAAGATATCTCACCATCTTTGATGCACCAGTTTCATCTGTCGTCTCGTAGTAGACGTCACTGTAGTATCCAGATCTGACTGGCTTGAAGTAGCTTTGAGTGTTCTTATCGTTGCTTGTAGTGATGCTGTACGTAGTGTCAGATGAATCAGCCGGGTCGATGGAGTGCTGGTCTCTTACCATCATAAGTGGAGTAGTCTGAAGCATGAAGTCTGTGCTCTTCCCGTCATACCCTACTGTAGTGATCTTGAACTGCTGGTTTGGCACGTTGAACTCGTACTTCAGTATCTCTCCACTTTCATTCGTCACAGCGGAAGGGATGATTGGCTGTGTGATTTCATTTGAATTGAACCTATAGTACTTGTACTCATACAGTCTCTCCAGCGAGTCATCACCGTTGTATGACTCATCATAGTTGTCTAAGTATAGGCCATACAAGTAGTTTTCACCGCTTAGAAGATTTGTGAATGTGATGAGCTCTTGACTATCTACAGTGTTACTTACAACGTCCATCTTGTAAGGCAGCTTGCTGCCTAAGTATGCATACCCATGGCATTTCTTTCCTTCGCTGATTTTTCCATCCAGCCCATTCGTAAGCAGTGCTCTGTCTTTGATCTCTATGTCGATAGAAGTCTGAGACTTTGCTTCTATCGTCACATACTCATAAGTGTCATCTACAGAGAAGCCGGACTCTCCAAGTGGTATGTGACGCTCCGCTCCAGGCTTAGTTATGTTCAGCTCGTAGTCTGCTTCTCTATTCTGAGAGTCAGCAAGAATCCCGACATACTGACGCTTTAAGTATGAACCATCGCCACCTCTTAAGCCCATGTCTCTTACTGTCTTGCTGAAGTTCTCCATGTCTTCAATGTAAGTAGCTCTATATTGGTTGAAGGCCCCGATATTGAAGCCATTGGCTGTGACTTGCACCCACTTGCAGTACATCTTGTCTACATCTATAGTTGGAAGTGTAGTCGTACTACTATCTATATTGACAGTCTGCACAGCGACCATCTCTCCAAACAAGACCCTTATGCAATGATAGCTGAAGCTTACTAAGTTGCTGTCTTCATCTTTGAAGTCTGGCATAGAGTTCTGGATATGCACCATGAACTGGCCGTTCTGCTTCTCTACACTAAATCTCATTGAAATCTTGTTTAGTCCGCCAGTGCTATTGTTACTTGTATTGACACATCTCTCTTCTCCACCCAAGATCTTGCATGTTGCATTGTAGCATACTAGCACTTCCATGACTGTCCATAAGTCACTTTCAGCATGCTCATCTCTCATCAGCTTAGTCCCATCTTGGCTGAACTGGATTGCTGACATTGGAATGCTGAATGAAGCTCCATTTATGATTGACTCAATGTCCTCGTATCTTGAATTTCCGCCATTCGCACTCAGAGATGCATCTAGAATGTCATACCTGTAGTAAGAATCACCTTCTCTACACCAATCAGTGTTCGTCCATGCACCGTTTTCTTTGTAGCTGTCATTGTAGTCGGGCATTATGAAGTATGAGAGCTTGTATCTGCCAGGAATCAAGTCCAGCAAGCGATATGAACCGAATTCATGATTTTCATTGCTGTCTAAGTATTGGCTTGGGAGATGATGTGGTCCATCAGGTGCTTCATTCCAGACATAGCTATCTTGCATATACTTGATTGAAGTTCCAGCACTTCCAAGCTGGTACTTCTCTCCGTAGTAGACAATCTCATAGTCTAGATTCTCTACTTTTACATGGACGTCATTTATCGCTCGTCCATCATTCCATGTAATGCTGCCGGAGACACTGTCTTTTAGCCTAAAGCTTTCATCTATCGTAAGTTCAATGTCATTCCTGTTCCAAATGTAGCGTGTCTCATTGCAGATCTCTTTGTCTAAGAAGTACACTTTGAATGTGTAGTAGCCTTCATACAGTCCAATCACATTGAAATATGATTGACGGTGGTTGTATCTATCAATATCGTCCATGTTGTAGAGAGTCCTCACTAAGCTTCCACTTTCATTGAAGACTTTCAGCTTATATATGAACCCTCTTTCAGATGGCAAGTAGTCGTAGCTAATGATCACTTTGAATGAAAGCTTTATGTCTTTAAGCACTACTGCATAGTATCTAATAGGAATGTTGTTTGGATTTCTTAACGCAAGAGTTGAAAGATCGATCTTATTGCCGGTCAGTGAGCAGTCTTTCACTAATTCGGACACGGGACCGGTGAAACTAATCATTGATGCATTGCTGCTTATTACTCCATTCGTTATCTGGCTCAATGGCTTGCTCATATGCTCATCGAATCCAGCAATCTGCTCTGAAGTGACTTTATCAAGCCATTCACCATTCATTAAGTATGGCTTGTCTCCAGGTATGCAATCTTCTATCGCACTGAGTATAGCTGAAGGCTTAAGATCATCATTCTTAAACTGGTCGACAATATAGCTCTCTGCTAAGCTTCTTATAGAAATCTTGTCTATGTCATATATGTAGTCGCTTTCATCAACTCCCCAGCTGAAGCTGTCATACACTTTGTCATTCCTCTTTAAGAAGCCATTGTCTTTGAATGCAGGCCCTAAGTCTACTTTGTATATGCCATCTACAGTAAGCGGGTCTTCTCCGGGGGTCAGTTGTGTAGAAGACTTCAATTCCAAGAGTTCCGGTCTGAGGAAGCATCTTCAGCATGAACATCTGTTGTGTGATGTCATTGTAATAAGAGCATAGCATCGTCTCCTCATCATTCTTTTTCTGGCATACTTCTACTTCTCTTCTGAACTCTCTGCTTAAGCAAGTACTCCCATGAATGTTTTCATTAATGTTGTCATAGTAGCTTTTGATGTTTCCACTTAAGTCTTCATATGTAAGCCTAAACTTACCTGGATTAAGCACGTGATACTTTCCGGTATCAGGCCTTTTCTGCATGAACATTATGTTGAGGGTATTCATTCCAAAATTATCAGCTATGCATTCAGCATTTCTGCCTGACACTGTAGTGCTAGATTCATAGAGAGTGCTTTCATCACTCATCTTCTTAAACTCTACATTGTAGTGTCCCGTCTTAACTAGCCATCTATGAGGATCTCTGGTGTTTTCATCTGCATAAGTCATATATCTATAGCCATTTGACTCTCCTGCTAGTCTTTCATTCGTACCAAGTGTAGTCTTTCTGAATGTAATGTTGTTGTCTCTCTGCTCCCATTCTTCACCTGAAATAGAAGTGTTCTTAACAGTCACTGAGGTCTTAATCCAAGGCGTGCATCCCTTTAAGCTGTCATGCTCATCTGTGTATAAGAACGTCCTTCCGAAGTATGCATACCAATATGGAACATGCACTGTCATCTCGGTACTTCTACTGTCACTATACATTCCACTTACATCCATGACATTCTTAGTTGGATGTAGAGCACCGCTTGGATAGAACACACTGTCTCCACTTAGGTCTCTTACATCTACTATCGGAATCTCTAAGCATTTTCCATAGTATCTAACTTCATTTCCATCGATGTGAGTCGCACTTAAGTCTATAGAGTACTTTCCAAGAGATCCAATCTTCTCAAATCTAATTTCATTTTCACTTCTTTCAGAGACTTTGTCTTTTGAGTGGTCTAAGAAGTCGTCTGTTATGTCACTGTCATACTCTTCTTCATTTATCACTACTTTATTTCCATAGTTTCTAAATACTTCATTTGGAAACTGATCATTGACTATATGTCCAGACAAACTAGTGTAGAAGTCTGGAACTACTTCTGTGATGTCTAGCAACCCGGCTTCCCAATTCTCTCTTGTCGCTGACAATGTATTGCTACAGACTACTTTGCCATTGTACATTATGTCGTATGAATATACACCTTCAGGCAGTCCAGGCATTGCATAGTCTTTCAAGTACCCGCTTGTCCTTACACTTAGTTTGTTTGTCAATGCTGTCTTCTGACCGGCCCATCCAAGCTCATGCACTTCATTCTCGCCGGTGCAGTCTCTATCTATACCAAGCCCAGTGAAAACGAAGCTACTTACGATGTTGTCTGAATTTTTGTCTCTACTCCACAGCTTGCTTCGGATTTCTTCGGCATTGGTTCCGTCTTCTAAGCACTATCTCCCATTCATTTCCATAGCAGAGCTTTCCATCTTCATTGTTTACTGTGATCTTCACATCATAGCATGGAAGCTCCAATGTCAAGTCATACAGTTGGTCTTGATTCGCTTTAGACACATCTAGATGATCGAAGAATGTATGAATCAGCTTTCCTTCATTCGATAGAAGTTCCAGCTTATAGTCTCCTGGTGGAACAGCTGGTGCACATCTAAGCGAGTCACAGTTGTGCATTATGCATGGCTCATCTAAGTTCGTCGACTCTTGGACGTAAGTATAGTAGTTAGTGTACTTCATGCTTGGGTTCTCTATGTACATTAAGTTCTTGCAGTCTATGCCGTTGTACATGAACCTGAAGTGCTCATCCCATGCATTGTTCCAATAATATCTTCTTACCTCGTTCTTTTTAAAGCTAAGAGTCTCATCTTTCTTAGAGTCTTCTGAATACACAGTGATGTCTTTCTGTGAAGCATCATCATTCGAGAAGTCATATTCTGCGCCGACACCAATAAGCCCTTCTTCAAGTGGGTGCGCGCATCTATACTTGAATTCATACGTCTTTCCAGTAGTGTTGTTAGTCAGTCTCACTATAGTTCCGTCTCTATGCACAGCTTTACCATTGAGATCGACTATCTTTCCATTGATGTTGATATTCGGCCATTCTACTTCTGCATCATAGCATGCACCGGTTGTCATTTTCATTTCTTTTCAGCAGATTCATAATGAATGAAGAGCCAATCTTCTCACCATCTTCATAGAACGAGACATTATACTGTCCTGGATATACTTTCTCTTTCCACCCGCCATCAGCGAAGAAGAAGTCATATCCGTTGTTCAGCTCAGGCAATGCAATCTTTCTTTCATAAGTGTCTATCCAAGAGTTTGTTTTGCATTCTTCAACTGTACTGAACTTCTTTCTCCAGTACATTCCAGAGTCATCAATGTCATCATAAGCATCGATCCATCTTTTAATTCCCTCTTCCTCAAAGTTGATGACGCATGTGCCAAGTAGTCTTGAACTTGTCTGTAAGCATTCTTCTTCTGTTAGTGGAAAGACAGTCTTATACTCATATGTATAGTAGCTGTCAGAGTAGTCATTGTACTCTTGCTCTTCATATATGTATGCTGAACATCCATAGACTGGCTTCTGCCAACTTTCATACACTAAGTCGGAAGACAGACTACTGTCAGTGTTAGCAATGACAGTTTTCATCGCTGTGTCATTCAGCTTCATTATTGCATAAGCCGAGTTCACTTCATTCACTCCGCTTACAAAGATTGTAAAATTGTTATAAAAGTGTGGATTTAAGCATAAGAACTCATCATCTACATCTACTACATTCTCGCCGTAAGAGTACTTGTTCCCATTGAAGTGCTTTCTAAATGGACTCGTGTCTCTACCACTGCTCTTGCCACTATTGCTGTATGCATAGTAGAACGAGTCTTGATAGACTCCATCAGATGCATTTGCTGACAGCCCAATGTGAGCCGATAGAAACTCCGGCGGGACATCTACGAAAAGTTCAGGTGTATCAAGAATTCTATAGCCTCTACTGTCAGTTATCCACCCATAGAAATGAACGAAAGGTGATGGAGTAGATCTAAAGCAATATGATGTTCTACTTCTATCTGCATGGAAGCTGCTGTTGAACAAGTCTATCTTCTTTATGAAGTCATTCTTTCTATATAAAGTGAAGCCTTTCACTTTGTAGTCCCAGTCTTCCATTGCTGAACTCCAGAAAAGACTACTTCCTAGTTCAGTGTCACGTTCATAGAACCCTCCGATATGACCAGCCTTCTTGATGCTCTTTCTGGTTGAATTCAGTTCTTTCAAGTATGTACTCACTTGCATCATCTCTGCTCTTAGATGAAATGCTCAATGACACGTTTCTCAAGTTGTCATCTATTCCATCAGATGTATTCAGCCCGTTGAAAGTCAGTCTCATCTCTTTGTAGAATGAATTTATCTGATGTACATTGAACTTGTATATTCTCTGAAAGTCTATAAGCTGTATTCTGTACTGCTTCTCTAAGTCTAATGGCTCGCTGAAGTAGATGTAAGTGTCAAGCTCTTTATGAATGTAGAGGTAGTCTTTCGAATAAGCATTGTCATTCTCAAATATATACAGATTTGGATGAAAGTCTTTCAAGTCGATGTTGTCTACTACAATGTCATCTTTCTGGAAGCATGAGAATAGGCTTCTGAACTCAAATGTAAGTCTTGAATAGCTCTTTGGCTCTCTCAATGTCACTTCTAGCATATCGGCTTTCCAAGTGTATGACTCAAACTGCACTTCTTCATTGCTTTCATCGTGTATGCTCATCAGCTTCTGCTTTAGAGTAGGCATTTTCTTGCCGGTACTGTCATCATAGAAGTTCTTGTTCTCTACTTTCTTTATTCTGCTGCTATCATTGAACAGTCCAGTTATAGTAGAGCTGATCATTTCACTTGAAAGATTGACAAGATCGAAGTCTCTAGTGTATGTGTATAAGCTAATTGGAAGAAGGTGCAAGTCTACTTCACTTGAATGCTTAATGTTTATGTAGAAGCTTTCATCTTGCATCTTGATATGTCCTAGCATCTCAATCTTCTGTACGTCATCATTGCATATGAACTTCTCACAGCTTACTTCAGTGTCTCCAATGTATAAGTACTTTGAAATGTCTTTCACTTTCTCAGGATCTACTGCATTGCCTTTCTCTAATCCGTCTTTGCATATGATGCTTGAGTAGTCTACTTCTGCATCTATGCTTAGCATAAACCCTATGTACTTGCATTGGTCTAGCACATTCAAGTCGCCGAGCTGGACTATGTCAAGTAGATTTCTGCATGCAGCTGAATAGTCATAGTAGTAATTCCAAGTGTATGTGAAGTCATTAGACTCTGAACTAATGCTGCCATCATAGAGTTTCAAGTACTCAAGCTTCACGTAGTCTATCTTCTCACCGTTGTTGTCATAGAATGTGACTGGAATGAATCTGTGCTCATTCATCATCTCAAATGAATCTATCTTATTTGAGCTTCCAAGTGACTTCTCAAAGAAAGAAATGCCGGCTTCAAGAAGTCTATCATTTACATACAGCTTTATCTTCTTTACATCTTCTGGAATAGCATCTTCACCATTGTGCTTTAGCTTATAGACGATTTTTCTTATGCAGCAATTCGGATCATATTGACCATTTGAATATCTTTCATAGCGTTCTTCGTATCCATCTTTACGTTCCTCATCCATAGTAGACAGATAGAGATTGCTAGGAGCAAAGCTTGTGCGGTCTTTCCTGTACATTCCTCTGTCTAAATCAATGTAAGTGCCGGTGCTAAAGTACAGTCTCGTCTCTTCAGTCTCCCTCTCTAATGTGAAATCAACTGAATCTACTTCATTGTCATTCTCATCAAATAGCTTGAACTTGAAGTCAATCTCATCATAGAGATAGTAGTACAAGTCAGCTAAATAGATAGTCCTTCTTCCCGTCAAGAATGTATGCTTATCGACGAATTTAGACACTTTTGAGAATGGATTGGCTATGCGGACTTCATCAATGCTGCCGCTTGAGAAGCGGAACACTCCATAGATGCTTTCAAGATCGAGGTCTAAGACGTGCCAGTTTTGGCCTCTTCTGTTATGATCATCATACTCGATTGGATATGATATGTCTCTGTCGTATGTAATAGACTCTTTTTTCTTTGAGAAGTCTACTTCTTTCGTATTGAGGAACAATTTTACTTTTGCATTAAGCTGCTCTACTTCAGCCATCTTTCATTCTCCGATAAGTCATTAGTCTTTGAACCAGTTCACATAGAAGTCATAGTGCCCACCGATCTTGAACTGTGAGCTAGGTGAAGTGTCAAGCCATCTCTTTATCGTCAGCGTCTCTGGACCAAAGCCTACATTGCTGTCGACTGACACTTCAGCGTATTCATTAGATCTTAGAACTCCATCGCTTTGAGCTCCATTTGGTGTCTGTGTTATTCCGACTACTTCTCCATTTGGGCATTTAAGTCTTGAGTCTAAGTCTCTTGGGTTTGCATTCCAAGTCAGAACGAATGCATCTTCTTTCACTTCATTTAGCATTCCAATTCTGCCTAAGTCAATCACCATGCTACCAGTCGTCTCATCTACTCTAATTTCATCCGTCTTTATAGTTGTGTCGAATGTGAAGTAAGTCTCTTTAATCAGCTTTATGTTCAGCTCTTTAACTTTGGAATCGAACTCATATATCATTTCATACATATATCTTCCATTCTCCTCGGTGATTGCATCATTTGAAACTGGCACTACTTCATCATTTATCATTACTTCATCTAATACAAGCTCTTCTTTCGTCAGCACGTCGAATGCTGAGAACTTGTATGTGACAGTATATTGCACTGGAACATACTCCCACTCTACTCCACCTGATATGAACCCACCACTTACATACTCAAGCCAAGATGATGTGCCTCTATAATATGGAGGTTGACCTGGAGCTTCAAGAAGAATTTCATTAGAGTCTTCATACAACTTGTAGACTTCTCTATCAAGTTCATTGATATATCTAACATAATCGAATGTCTCAAGTAGTCTTTCATCAGTAAGATTCACTGATGCAGTGTCATCAAAAAATGGCTCAATCTTTCTCCAGTAAAGCAAGTATATGTTCTCTTCCCACTGCGCAGACGTGCCATTCTTGTCATCTGCATATGAAGTGTATGTGTTTATCCATCTATACTGCTCCCATTTGTCTATCAGTGTGTCTTTTACATCATTGTAGCCGAATATAGTAGGCTCAAACTGATAAAGAAGAGTAGTCGCTTTGTACAATGACACATAGTCTATGTTGTCTTTGTTTATATTGAAATTCACTTCAGTATTTGAAAGTCCGCGTAGATTCTCATTGTTTGCATAGAAAGTGTATTCCCTAGGCCAAATGTACCTTGTAAATGTCTTTCCAACAAAGAGACTCCTAATCTTCTCCAAGTCTTGTGGATTGTTCTTGTCAAGCTGCTCCTCTGAATAGACATAGCATCTGAAATGATGTGTCCTAATGCTAGGAAAAATCTGAACTGTATTGGGGTCTGAATTCCAATGCAATACAGAAATGTTGTCAGGACCAACCCCATAAGCTACATATTCGTAGCTTGTATATCGGTTGTCATACATTGTTGCAATAAATGTAGGACAGTTGAAGAATGTGATGTGATGAATCTTAGACTGGTTTATTCTGTCATCATCTTTTACATCTGCCGCGTTTGGCGTAAAGTACTTGAAGTTCTGCTTGCGCATATTCGGGACGTTGTGGAAATTCTTCCCCTGCTCTTGTCCAAGCACCGTTAGATATGAATGGTCGAATAAGTCTTTCACAATAGTTTTTTCTTTCAAATTCTTATATCTGTATTTATTTTAAGAATATGAAAGTTAAAAAGTTCGCAATATCAGACACTCATTTCTTCCATGACAACATCATAAAGTACTGCAGCAGGCCGTTCACTAATTCAGATGAGATGAATGCAGTGATGATCCAAAATTGGAACAAAGTAGTGTCGCCTAATGATGAAGTCTATGTAGTAGGTGACTTCGCTTTAGTGAAAGGGCAGAGTCATGAAGAGAAGCTTCAGAGACTTAATAATTTGTCAATGCAGCTCAATGGAAAGAAGCATCTCATCTATGGCAATCATGACTACTTCACCCCAGAAGAATATTTGATTTATGGCGGTTTTGAAGAAGTCGGTCATGGCTACATTGAAGTCCTTCTGAACAACCACTGGTTCACTATGTGCCACTATCAGATGACTTCTTGGAACAGCTCGCATCATGGGTCTATGCATTTGTTCGGACACGAGCATTGGAGGCAGCAGTATGAGCCCAAGCACTCTATGTATGAAGAGATGCATTGGAGCGAGAGAAAGTTCAATGTATGCGCTGATGCGAACAAGTTCACTCCAGTTGACATAAATGACATCATAAGAGTTCTAGAGGCTAGGCCGACAAATTTCAATAAGTGAAATTATGGACAAGACATTAGAGCAAGCATACATAAGAGTATTGAACACAAGGACTTTCTTTGAAGACATTAAGACACCTCAGAATCCATATAAGAAGAAAGTCAATGTGTCGATAGACATTCATTCATTTTTCAATGACATCTATAAGATTGAAAAAAATGATGCATTTGAAAACATATTGAATGATTCGTACATACTGATTGAAACTATAGATGAAGTCAATTTTCATCAGCCTTTGATAAGTATGATATATGACGCAAGATTTGGTGAGCAGTTTATGCCAGCACATTTCTTAGACAAGCTGAATAGAAATTGGATCTACTGGTGGTCATACAGAGAAGAGTCTTTGAAGAAGAATGCCCCGATATATGTCTTTAAGTTCGATTTTTTGAATGATGATATGATATTCAAGATGTTCATTCAATTGGACAGCAGTCTTAGGAAAATTGGAAAAGAAGCTATTTCGAAAGACTTCAAAGACAACTGTCTTTTATTGAAGGGATTCGTCAAGAATCTTGATGACTGCATTATAATGTGCTTAAATGAGCCATGCAGTAAGAATACAGTAATTCATGAGCTTTGTCATTATTTCCAAGAAGTCATTCACATCTATGAAAGCAAAGACAAGATTGATGTAGATGCAGGAATTCCATCATTGCAGCTGACGAAGAATGACTTGCA